ACCAATTCAGGTCTGGTACAACCGTCAGTCTGGTCAAGAGAACAGCACTACGGTTACCCTTAACGGAACCATTTCATCTACAGCCACCACAATCACGTTGTCTAATGTGGACGGTTTGACCACTGCTGGGTTTATCAAGATTGATAATGAGACCATCAGTTACCCCAACATAGACCCTGTAAACAACCAGTTGTTAAACTGCGCTCGTGGACAGAATGGCACAACCGCTGCGGCGCATACTACTGGTGCAGCTATAACCGTGCAGAACCTACCTGCTATCAATGTGTGGCCTACACCTAACGCCCCCGGAGATCAGTACATGTTTGTGTACTACCGCATGCGCCGTATTCAGGACGCTGGCACAGGTGTAAACGTGCAGGATATTCCGTTCCGTTTTATCCCCTGCATGGTGGCAGGATTGGCTTATCTGTTGAGTATGAAGTTGCCAGATATGGATCCCAATCGTGTGATGGCGCTAAAGGCTGAGTATGAACAGCAATGGCTTTTGGCTGAAGCAGAAGACCGCGATACCTCTCCGTTGAGGTTTGTGCCAAGGAATACGTTCTATGCCTAGTAAATTTGCATCAGGCAAACATGCAATTGCTGAATGCGACAGATGTTCGCAGAGGTATAAGCTCAAGGAATTAAAGACACAGATTGTCAAGACCAAGCCATTTAATATCAAGGTGTGCCCCGCATGTTGGGATCCCGATCAGCCGCAGTTGCAACTGGGTATGTATCCAGTCAATGATCCGCAAGCTGTGCGTGAGCCGCGTCCTGATGTGAGCTATCAAGTTTCTGGCCAAAGTGGCTTACAGATTCTGTTAACGGACAGCACCACCCAAGATGGGTTTGGTTACCCAGAGCAAGGCAGTCGGGTGTTTCAGTGGGGGTACAACCCTGTTGGTGGCGCAAGAAGTTTTGATACGCTTTTAACGCCAAATAACTTGGTGTTAGCGATAGAACTTGGTACAGTTACGGTTACAGTTACATAAGGAGCTTGAAATGAAAAAAGCGGATTTAAAACAAGACGAAAAGATGATTGCTGGAGCCGTGCATAAGCACGAGAAGAAGCTACATCCCGGTCAGCCTATGACAAAACTTGCCAAAGGCGGTAAGACAAATGCTCAGATGAAAGCTCTGGGTCGTGGTTTGGCCAAAGTGGCTAACCAAAAGAAGTCTTCCTTCACCTATAAAAAAGGAGCTTGATATGGCAACTTTTAGCAAAAAGATGATGGGTAAAGAAGTTGGCGATGCCAGCGTCTATGCTCCGCCCCACAATATGAACGGTGAAGCCGGTGTAGACATCAAGAACAGTGGCTATAACGGTGGTAACCGTTTGACCGCTAATGATGTGAACATGTCTGTTGGTAACATCAGTCGTGACCCATACAAAGAGCCAAAGACTTCTGGTATAAAAATCCGTGGTACTGGCGCGGCTACCAAAGGCGTGATGGCGCGAGGCCCAATGGCTTGATATGAATTACACCCAACTGTTTGATACTATTCAGTCGTATACGGAAAATAATTTTCCGGACTTTACTCTTGCCAGTGGCGGGATAGAGACAACTACCGAACAGATTAACAGGTTTATTGAGCAAGCTGAATTACGCATCTATAACACGGTGCAGTTTCCGTTTTTGCGCAAAAACATGACGGGTAATATTCAGTCAGGCAACAAATATCTTCAAGCTCCAAACGATTATCTTGCTACATACTCTTTGGCAGTGATAGATGCGTCTGGTAACTACGAGTACTTGTTAAACAAAGACGTAAATTACATTCGTCAGGCGTACCCTAATCCTACGACAGATGTTGGCATTCCAAAGTATTACGCACTGTTTGGCCCAGCCATTGTTAGTAGTGTAATTACAACTGAACTGACGTTTATTCTTGGCCCAACTCCTGATGCGGCGTATACGGCAGAACTTCATTTCTATTACTACCCAGAGTCAATCACGACTGCGGGTACGTCATGGCTTGGCGATAACTTTGACACGGTGCTCTTATATGGTTCACTAGTTGAGGCTTACACCTACATGAAGGGTGAGGCAGACATGCTTGCCTTGTACGATGGCAAATATAAAGAAGCACTTGCACAAGCTAAACGTTTAGGCGATGGCATGGAGCGTCAGGATGCTTATCGTTCTGGTCAATATAGACAGGCGGTGACCTGATGGCTTTTACAGGTAATTATTCCTGCAATACGTTACGGACTGGGTTAATTAACAGCACGTTAGTATTTGCAACGGACACGTTTAAATTGGCGTTGTATACCAACTCCGCTACTTTAAACCAGCTTACTGCGGCCTACACATCAGACGGCGAGGCTTCTGGTGGTAACTATGTAGCGGGTGGTCAAATAGTAACGGCGACCGTGAATACTGCGCTTAGTTCCAACAGCAGTACTATTTACGTTAACTTTTCCAGCCCAGCATGGACAGGCGCAATTACTGCTAGGGGTGCGTTAATTTATGACGTGACTACTGGCGCGGCTGTCTGTGTTTTAGATTTTGGAAATAACGTAACATCAACACAAACTTTTACCGTAACGATGCCTGCTAACACTAGCACGGCTGCACTCATTAGACTTGTATAGGAGAAAATATGGCACTGGTTACAACTACCAAAGGCGAAATGGACGAATCTTTGCTTGAAAAACGCGAAGGTTCGTTGGATAATGACAACGAGTCAACCACATGGGTGGAGTATTGGTTGGACGGGGAGCTTGTGCATCGTTCTGCGCACGTGGCCCTCAAGAAAAACGTAAGTTCTGCGGTAGAAGCCGCATCTTTTAACTAAGGAGCCTAACATGGCAAATACTCAAGCAATGACAACCAGCTTTATGGGCGAGTTGATGACCGCAACACACAACTTCGGCACTGCCCCAGTTCGTGCAACCGGCGCAACAGATAGCTTTAAAGCCGCGTTGTATTTAACAACCGCAACGGTTAATGCTTCTACAACAGCATACTCTGCTAGTAATGAAGTATCTGGTACTGGCTACTCTGCGGGCGGTGTTGCAGTTACATTTGGCACACCCCCAACAGCAACCAATAGCTCTGCAACGGCGGGTGTTGCGTTTGTCACGCCTTCGGCCAGTATTACATACACCACAGTGACTTTGGCTACAGCGTTTGATGCCGTGTTGATCTACAACTCAACACAAAGCAATAAGGCTGTAAGCGTTCATACGTTTGGTTCACAAACAATCACTGCTGGCACGTTTACTTTGACAATGCCAACAAACAACACAACAGATGCTTTGATTCGTTTGGCTACAACCTAATAGGGTCGGTGGGGTAACTCACCGGAGTAGCCATGTTTGGAATATCCGCATTTGCTGAAGCGCCGTTTGCCTCGCTTGCGGAGCAGACAGTACTCGTTGCTCTTACCGGCGTTCAGGCATCTGGCGCGGTAGGCACGGTTACGGAAGATAGTTCTGTTGCGCTAACAGGCGTTGAAGCAGCGGGTGCGGTAGGCACAGTTACTCTTGCGGATCGTAGCTTTGCGCTTACCGGCGTTGAGGCTACCGGCGCAGTTGGTACAGTAATAGGTATTGCTAGTAAGAGTGCAGACGTAACGGGAGTTGAGGCTTCAGGCTCCGTAGGCACGGTTTCTATGGGGGAGCGTACAGTTGCTTTGGCAAGCGTTTTAGCTTCTGGCGCAGTTGGTACGGTAGCATTAGCAGATAGAACATTTGCGCTCATTGGAGTATCAGCAGACGGTCAAGTTGGTAATGTTTCAGAGATAAACAATCCCACCGAAAATGGTGTAGTTGCTACTGGATCAGTTGGATCTGTCACTGTTGGCCCCCACCAATTTGCTTTAACAGGCGTAGAAGCCAGCGGTAGTGTTGGTACAGTGGGTACTTCTTTAACAGTTGCTTTAACGGGTGTTGAGGCTTCTGGTGCGGTAGGGACAATTATTTCTGGCAAAGAGTTTGGAGTAACAGGCGTTGAAGGTTCAGGCGCAGTTGGTAATGTTGACTTCTCACCTGTCCCAAATGGTGTTTCAGCATCGGGCGCAGTTGGTACTGTTGGGATGGGCGAACGGTTTGTTGCTTTGACTGGTGTTGAAGCCTCTGGTGTAGTAGGTGATGTTACTGAAACAAATAACCCAACAGAAAATGGCGTAGTAGCCACTGGCAATGTTGGCACGGTGTCAATTGGCGAAAGATCAATTGCTCTGAACGGCGTGTCAGCAAGGGGTCAAGTCGGTACAGTGAATTATTTTTATTGGTCATTGATTGATGACAGCGAAACACCAAACTGGCAAAATGTTGCAATGACATTGTAAGGACATAATATGGCACTTGTATTAGCAGATCGCGTTAAAGAAACGACTACCACAACGGGTACGGGGACGGTGACTTTGCTTGGAGCGTCCACAGGGTTCCAGTCTTTTGCGGCAGTTGGTAACGCCAACACAACTTACTACACCATCACAGCCCAAACAGGCACTGAATGGGAAGTTGGCATTGGGACATATACATCCGCTGGAACCCTCCTTGCGCGTAATACGGTGCTTTCTTCAAGCAACGGCGGATCGGCTGTTAACTTCTCTGCTGGCACCAAAGATGTATTTGTTACGTACCCTTCTAGCCGTTCCGTTTATGCTGATGGCACAACACTGACGGCCACTAACAGTTCAATCCTTCCAGCGACTTCTGGCGGTACGGGCCAGTCTAGTTACGCCATAGGCGACATCTTATTTGCGTCCACTACAACTGCATTGTCTAAGCTGGCCGATGTAGCTACAGGTAATGCAATTATTTCTGGTGGTGTAGGGGTAGCCCCTAGTTACGGCAAGATTGGTCTTACAACGCATGTAAGCGGTACATTACCTATCGCTAACGGTGGAACAAACTCAACGGCAACGGCAACGGCTGGTGGTATTAGTTACGGAACCGGTACAGCGTATGCAGTCACAGCGGCTGGAACAGCGGGACAAGTTGTAACTTCTGGGGGCACAGGTGCTCCAACGTTTACTACTGCAACCAATGCCAACACTGCATCTGCTATCGTTCAACGTGATGCCTCTGGTAACTTTTCTGCTGGAACAATTACAGCGGCTTTGAGTGGTAATGCCACCACAGCAAGTTCTTTATCTAATGCACTAACTCTTGGTACGTATTTAACTGGCACAAGCTATAACGGTTCTTCGGCAGTAACTGCGGCAGTTGATGCTACTTCGGCCAATACAGCTTCTAAAGTTGTGGCTCGTGATGCTTCGGGCAACTTTAGCGCAGGTACTATTACTGCGGCTTTGACGGGTAACGTGACAGGTAACGTGACAGGTTCTTCGGGATCGACTACAGGTAATGCCGCTACTGCCACAGTACTTCAAACAGCCCGCACAATTAACGGTACATCGTTTAACGGCAGTGCAGACATTACGATAACCGCCAATACAACCAACACACTGACGTTGGGCACTTATTTAACAGGTACTTCGTTTAATGGCTCGGCTGCGGTAACAGCAGCGGTAGATGCAACTACTACAAACACCGCATCTAAGGTTGTTGCTCGTGACGCATCAGGTAATTTTTCTGCCGGTACGATTACGGCTTCTTTAACGGGAAACGCATCCGGTTCAGCAGCTACTTTTACAAGCACTTCTCAAAACTCGCAGTTTAACTCCATTGGCGTTGGGACGGCAGCCTCAACTACGGCTGGGGAGATTCGCGCAACCAACTCTGTTACAGCACACTACTCAGACGACCGCCTAAAAACTAAGCTGGGTAACATTGAAGGTGCGTTGGCTAAAGTTAAAACACTGAGTGGCTTCTACTATGAAGCCAATGAAACAGCGCAGGCTTTGGGGTATAAACCTAAACGTGAAGTTGGTGTTTCTGCGCAGTCTGTGCAAGCCGTGCTTCCTGAAGTAGTTGTACCAGCCCCAATTGACGAGCAGTATTTAACTGTTCATTACGAAAAACTTGTACCATTACTGATTGAAGCTATCAAAGAACTTGAAGCTAAAGTCGCCGCTCTTGAGGCGAAAGGATAATCATGGCAGTAACCAATTTCTCCCCGCTCCTTGGTTTGGCTTTACCGACCACAGGAGATTTATCGGGTACATGGGGTACAACGGTTAATGATGCAATCACTTCGCTGATTGACTCTGCTGTTGCCGGGACTACTACGTTATCTACGGATGCTAATGTAACCTTAACTACTACCAATGGCGCAGCTAATCAAGCGCGTAACGCTGTACTGCTTTGTACAGGGGCGCGTACAGCAATAAGAACAATTACTGCCCCTGCACAGTCTAAAGCCTATATTGTGATCAATGACACTACAGGTGGATTTAGTATAAAGGTAGTTGGTTCTGGCCCAACAGCAGGTGTGACAATTGCTAATGGTGAAAAAGTTCTACTTGCATGGAACGGTTCTGACTTTGTAGTAGTGGTTTCATCCATTTTTAGTGGTGTGTCTACCATCAGTTTTGGATCAACGGGGTTAACTCCTTCTACCGCTACTTCTGGGGCGGTTACAGTTGCGGGCACATTAGTTGCCGCTAACGGCGGTACAGGTAATGCAAACGGCACAGTTGCAAAATTAGCAACAACCAACTTTAGCATTGAAGAGTCTGGTGGAAAATTGATCTTTAAATACGGCGCAACGACAATAGCAAGCATGACAAGTGCTGGTGTATTTACAACACTGAGCGATATCACCGGCAACGGTACACCTTAAAGGAGCATTTAAATGGCAGTCTCTCTTATATCAACGGGCGTTCAGTTTCCCGATGCATCTATTCAAACCACCGCTGCGGCGAGTGGCCCAAACCTTCAAGAGTTCACTACTTCAGGCACATATACAAAACCATCAGGCGCAACTTTTGTAATGGTTGAAGCGTGGGGTGGTGGTGGTGGAGCGGGTTCTGGTCGCAGGGGTGGAAATTTTAGTACTCGTGGCGGCGGCGCTGGCGGAGGGGGCGGTTCGTATACACAACGGTTGTTTAAAGCCTCTGAAGTGGGAAGTACAGTAACTGTAACAATTGGGGCTGGCGGTACTGGCGGTGCGGCAATAACAGCAAACGACACAAACGGTAATCCTGGAGTTGCTGGAGGCGATACTACGTTTGGTGCTCTTTTAACTTCTTTTGGTGGTTCTTTGGGCGCTGGCGGCAACAACAGCAACTCATCTGGTGGTAGTGGCGGGGGTACTATGGGGGTAGGAGCCGCCACGGCAGGAGGCCAACCAAGATCAAGTGATGGAACAAATACTTCATCCGGACAATTTGGTGGGGCAAGAGTTGTAAGTGGTGGTTCTGGTCTACCGTCTGGATGGGGTGGCGGCTCCGGCGCGGGCGGACAAAATGGTCAGGGATTGCCGGGCGGTTCTTCTTTTCAGGGCGGCCCCGGAGGAGCCAGCGGAGGAACGACGGATAGTACAAACGGCACTAATGCGGGAGGCGTAGGCGGGACAAATGTTGGCTCAGATGGTGGCAATGGCACGGGCGGCGCGGCGGCCCCAAATGATAATAGCGCTGGTGGAGCCGGGCCTGCTGGTTCTGGACGACAGGGCGGCGCTGGTGGTGGTTCTGGTGGAAATACATCTGGCGTTGGCGGTGCTGGCGGTGCTGGTGGTCAGCCCGCAAGTGGCGGTGGCGGTGGCGGCGGGGCAACAAATGGATCAACTACAGGTGCTGGTGGTGCTGGCGGTGCTGGCCTAGTCCGTGTCTACACTTGGTAAGGAATTAATATGACAAACAGATATGCAATTATTGAAAACGGTGTGGTGGCTAATGTAGTTGTAGCTGACGCTGAGTTTGCAGCTATGCATGGTTGGATTGATTGTCCAGAAGCTGGCCCCGGATGGACTTACGCTGACGGTGTGTTTACTGCACCTGTTGTAGTAGAACCTCCTACGCCCGAACCTACACCCGCGCCTACCAAAGAAGAACTGCTTGCGCAACTAAATGCGCTGTCCGCTCAAATTCAAGCATTAGAGTAAACCATGTGGGATTGGGCTGAAGCATTCATTGCGGCGGCCCTTATTGTGGCCTTTGTTATCTTTGGCACGTACATGATTGCATGGAGTTGGGGGTAATATGTTTGACCTTACCAAAGCCATTGGAGCCATTGCCGCTAGTGTTGCCGCACTAGGGGGTAGTTACACGCTTGCCGATAAGTTTGGCTTTTTTGACCGAGCCATCATTGAATGGACTCCAGAGCATTTTAAAATTGTGGCCGAGGCGGGTAAGCCCATTAATGTGACGGTTGCTCGGATCAAAAAACGGGACGACTGTTCTGTTGAAAGTTTTACGCCAAGCATCCGTGATGCGGCAGGTATGGTGCATGAAGCAACCACTACGGCAAGCAAGTTTAGCGGCCCAGCGGGGCCAGAAATTGACACGTTCACATACCAACTCACGATGGTGAGAAAAGAAAAGATTGCCCCCGGCAAAGCCACCTTGCTGGCGACCATCAAATACAAATGCCCTGAAGGTGAGCGTGTTGTGCAGTATCCCCGCCATCCCAATCTTAGTTTTGACTTGAAGGGGTAAAGAAATGGCACAGTTTGAACCTGCTTTTGAACAGATGATGCAAGACGAGGGCGGCTACGTCCTCCATGAAGTTCCCGGCGACACTGGCGGTATGACCTATGCTGGCATTGCCCGCAACAAGAATCCACAGTGGCCCGGCTGGGCGTTAGTGGACAAAAAAGAAATGGGTGGGTCTCTTACCCCTATGGTGCGAGAGTTTTACCGTACAGAGTTTTGGGACAAGATGCGCGGTAACGAGATTTCAAACCAAGATGTGGCTAACACCATCTTTAACTTTGGTGTAAACGCAGGCATGGGCATGGCTGTGAAGCTGGCGCAACTCGTGGTAGGTGCTACCCCTGACGGCGGCATTGGTGCAAAAACAATTGAAAAGCTCAATCAGATTCCCGATGGTCAGCGGTTTAAGGAGCAGTATGCCTTGGCCAAGATTGCCCGCTACGTTGAGATATGCAACAAGAACCCTGTGCAGGTCAAGTTCCTCAAGGGCTGGCTAAACCGCACATTGAAAGGTTTGAAATGAGCTTGCTTGCCGTTGGATCAATTATTGAAGCCGTGGGTAAGGTTGCTGGCGACCTGATTACCACCGACAAAGAAAAGATGGAAATGGAGATTGAGCAACGTAAGCTCGATCTTGAAGAGAAACGAATTGACCAAGCCACAGACCTAGCGCAGATTGAGGTCAACAAAATTGAAGCTGCGTCCTCTAGCGTGTTTGTCAGCGGCTGGCGACCTGCCATCGGTTGGATTGGTGTAGCTGCTATGGGCTATCAGTTTTTACTGTATCCGCTGTTCCAATGGTGCTGGAAATACTTGCAGGCTATGGGCTGGGTTCCAGTGGGCATGGATCCACCGCCAGTACTAGACGCAGACCAGCTTTGGGTGATATTATCAGGCATCTTGGGCATTGCCGGTATGCGTTCTTTTGAGAAGACCAAAGGCGTTGCCAGTAAATAAAAGGTAGCCCATGCCACTACAAAAATTCTTGTTTAAGCCGGGGGTCAACCGGGAAAACACACGCTATACCACCGAAGGCGGCTGGTATGAGGGCGATAAGATTCGTTTTCGCCAAGGCAACCCAGAAAAGATTGGTGGATGGAAACCTTTTGCGGGTGGTACCTTTCAGGGGGTTTGCCGTTCTCTGTGGAACTGGATTACTCTTACGGGAGAAAATCTAGTTGGTGTTGGCACTAATCTGTATTTCTACATCCTTAAAGGTGGCGATTACTACGATGTCACCCCAATCCGTAAAACAATCACCCTTACAAATCCTTTTACAGCGACCAATGGTTCAGCAGTTATTTCCGTAGCAGAAACTAATCACGGCTGTGTAGATAGCGATACAGTGATTTATAGCGGCGGAGGTATCGTAGGACTTGGTGGCAACATTACTGCCGGTGTTTTAACTGGTACTTTTATTATTACGTTTGTTGATGATAATACTTACACCATTACAGTATCAGCCACTGCCAACGCTACAGACGTTGCAGGTTCCCCCGGTGGCGGAACGGTCGTAACACAATACGAAACTAATACTGGCCCCGCATATCAAGTGCCTTTAGTTGGTTGGGGTGCTGGCCCTTGGGGTGCGGGTACGTGGGGTAATGGCCAAACTACATCTACATCTCTCCAGTTGTGGAACCAACAAAACTTTGGTGAAGATTTAGTGTATGGCCCACGGGGTCAAGGCGTTTACTATTGGAGCGCAAACGTAGGTTACGAGCCAATTCAAATAACAATTAGTATTGCAGCCCCCGGTCAGATCACACTACCCGCTGGGTTTTCATTTCCTGATGGCACAACAATTACATTTACGTCTACCGGCGCATTACCTACGGGCTTAACAGTAGGGCAAGTGTATTTTGTGGTGAACTCTACAGGCGGTACATTTAATGTGTCTACAACAATAAACGGCGTCCCTATTACAACGTCTGGCGGCCAGTCTGGTACCCAACGCATATCTCAACGGGGTATTGATTTAGCCGATGCTGGCGATGATGATGCGCCGTTATTTCAAAACTATATCTTAGTATCTGATACCAGCCGGTTTGTATTGGTGTTTGGTACAAATGACTACGGGCAAACATTTCTAAATCCTATGTTGATCCGCTGGTCAGACCAAGAAGACCCATACACATGGACACCACAGGCTACAAATCAAGCAGGTAGTTTGCAACTGTCTCATGGATCTGAAATCATTACTGCCCTACAGTCTCGTCAAGAAATTGTGGTGTTCACAGATTCTTCGCTTTATTCATTGCAGTACGTAGGGCCGCCTTTTGTGTGGACAGCACAACTTCTTGCAGACAATGTTTCTATCATTGGCCCTAACGCCGCTGTAATTGCTTCAGGCGCGGTGTATTGGATGGGCGTAGACAAGTTCTACAAATATGATGGTCGTGTACAAACACTGAATTGCGACTTACGTCGTTACATTTTTAATGACTTTAATCAATTACAACCCCAACAAGTTTATGCGGGAACAAACGAAGGCTTTAACGAAATCTGGTGGTTCTATTGCTCTGCCGATTCAACCGTAAGTGATAAATATGTGATCTATAACTACATTGAGAATGTGTGGAGTTACGGCAATATGGGTCGTACAGCTTGGTTAGATTCTGGTTTACTACCATTGCCCATTGCCGCTACGTATGACAGTGAACTTGTGCAACACGAAGATGGTGTAGACGCTTATGTTTTGGGCAACTTAACTGCGTTGCCAGCTTACATTTCTTCTTCTGAATTTGACATTGGTGATGGCCACAATTTTGGCTATGTGTGGCGCATATTGCCTGATTTAACATTTGAAAACTCTACGTCAACACCTAGTGGTTCTGCCGCCGCAGTTGCTATGACTTTGTACCCGCTACAAAACTCTGGCTCTGGCACAGGAAATGTGGGCAGTGCGAGTGTCACTAAGGGCGCAACATACAATATCACTGAAGAATACACGGGGCAGATTTACACTCGTGTTCGAGGTCGTCAGATGATATTTAAAATTGCCTCAGACCAGATTGGTACAACATGGCAGTTAGGTGCACCTAGACTTGATATCAGAGCCGACGGTAGGAGATAACCTATGTCTATGCTTCAGAACCGGGCTTCACCCAACATACCGCAAGCACCTGCGGAATATGACCAGTCGTACATGAATGCGCTGAGTAACGTGATTCGGTTGTTTTTTAATAACATCAATACAGTACAGCAACTTAATCTAGCAAGTTTGAATCTTGACTTACGTACATTGCCTACTGATGTAGACCTTCCAAATTTAAGGTTTGGCGACGTGTACCGGGATACGCAAGATGGCGTACAGGCTACAAGTCAAATGCTTCGTATTAAAGTGCCAGTTGAATTGACTGGAGTTTCAGGTTTAGGGGCGGTTGGTAGTGTTGGAGCCGTTGGGGGCACAATTACTAAAAATTTAACTGGTGTTTCTGGGGTTGGGGCAGTTGGCACAATGACCCCTTAGTACTAGAATATGACAAAACATAGAGGAGCCTATTATGGGTACTGGAGTCGGTGAAGCGATGCTGCTTGGCGCGGCAATGGGTGGTGGCTCTGCCGCTTTGACTGGTGGCGATCCTCTTAAAGGTGCTCTCCTCGGGGGCTTGACCGGCGGTGCCGGTGCGGGTATTGGTGGTGCTTTGGGCGGCAGTGCGGCTGTTGGTACAGAAGCGGCTTTGGCTACTGCGGGTACTGAGGCGGCTACGAATGCGGCGATGTCTAACGCTTTGCCTGTATCAAATATGTTAGCTAATCCAGTTGCTACTACTGGATTTACACCAATTCCAGCGGGTCAAAGTTTTGCGCAAGCAAGCCAGTTGGCAAACACCACCTCTGGTGTTAATGCGGCAATGAATCAGGCGCTTCCGCTTACAGGAAATTTAGGTAGTGCAGGTATCTCTGGCCTACCCGCCGCTTCTACTTCTCCGTTTCTACCTACCGCACCTTCAGTAGTTCCCCCTCCACCCGCTCCAACTTTTGGTGAGGGTATGGCTAAGTTTGCATCTGATCCAATGGCTTCATTGAAAGCTAATCCTTTTACTGCCGCCGCCTCTGGTTTAGCTGGTGCTATGGGTGGAAAAGAAGATCCTTATTCCCCTGAAGAATACAACGGCCCCCTTAAACGTTTCCGTCTTAGCTCGGACTATCGCGGCGTTACGCCTTACGCAGAAGGCGGTATTACTGACTTAGCCGCAGGTGGCTATGACCGCATGGTTGGCGAAATGCCAATGTACCCACAGGCCATGGCTCGTGGTGGTATCTCTGATCTGGGAAGCTACTCTGATTACGCACGTGGTGGCCGTATGCTCAAAGGCCCGGGTGATGGTATGTCTGACAGTATTCCCGCAAGCATTGGAGGTAAGCGCCCCGCTCGTTTGGCCACAGAAGAGTTTGTAGTTCCCGCCGATGTGGTCTCCCACCTTGGTAACGGCTCTTCTGATGCAGGTGCCAAACAACTTTATGCCATGATGGACAAAGTGCGCAAAGCCCGCACGGGTCGTAAGTCTCAGGGTAAAGAGATTGATCCGCGTAAATATATGCCCACATACGCATAAGGAACAGCCATGATTATTCCAAGCAAATTTAATGGGTTTCATGGTGGTGTTCGCCGTTGCTTTGGTGGCGGCGGTGGGGGCGGCGGTGGTGGAGATGGTGCTGGTGATGGCGTAGGTGATGGCGGTGGCCCCGGTGGCGATGCTGGTGGTGGAAATACTCCTGCCACGAATACAAACGTTTCTAATACTGGCAGTACAGTATTTAATCCTAACCGTGGTTCTATCACTGGTATGAACTTTACTGGTACAGGCAACACTGCCGGTACTTCTACTATACCTAGCAACAACCTCAATCTTCAAAATATGTATGGCAAACCATACAACCAATCAGGGCCACAATACAACGCGTTGTTACAACAAGGCTACACGGGTAACGACATCCGTAATGCCTTAACGACTAATGGTAGACCCGTATCAGATTCTGACTATGGATATCTAGTCCAAAATGCGGCTATGACTTCTCCTACCAGTAGACCTTACGCAGGTTCTGATCAGTTCTTTCAGCCTGTCTACAACAGTTCGTACATGAACTACGCACGTCCTGCTACGCAGTTTGATACAAGTACGTATGGCACACAACCCGTATATTCACCCGCTAGGGCATATAACGATGCTAACTCTGGCTCTGCCGCTGGTGGCCGACAAGTAGTAAACAACGCAATTGGTAACTACTTTCAACAGAACCCAAATTCTGACATTAACAGCACATTAGCCGCTATGCGTGGTTCAGGTATTAACCGCACGGATATTCAATCATTTGGTGGCTATAACAACTACGGCCCTCAGATGTCTATGCCTTCAATGCAGGCACAAGCACAACAACCGTTTAATCCTTACTCCAATAATTCTGGTTTTAATGGCCAACTAATGACTGCTGGTTATGGTGGGTTTGGTAGTCCTATGGGTGGTTTGTCGCCTTACGTAACAAATCCAATGTATCAAATGCAGTCCCCATTTAGCTATCAACCGCAGTACAACCCGTACCAAATGCAGTCGCCATTTAGTTACCAGCAGCCCGCGCCTATGCCACAGCGTACATCATCTGGCCCAAGCCAAGCTATTGTTGGTCGGTCTGCCCAAATGCGTGGTACCCCCAACGTAATGCGCCGTGCTGAAGGTGGTATTGCGTCTTTGATGGATGATGTTGAATGAACCTAACAATCCGTTCAGTAGATGTAAGCTACGTCCAGCAAATATGGCCTACGGTCAAGCCGTACATTGAGGATGCGTTAAACAAAGGTCATGACTTCCCTGACTGGGCGTATTGTTACAACATTGACCACGTACAACAATATGTAACTTCTGGGCAATGGCTTTTGTTAGTTGCTATTGATGAAGAAAAACAAATCCACGGTGCTTGCACTGTGTCCTTTATAAACTACCCGCTTCATAGGGTAGCGTTTGTCACTTGCATTGGCGGTAAATTGATTTCTAACCAAGCTACTTTTGAGCAATTAAAAGAGTTGCTTAAATCACATGGGGCAACGAAAATACAAGGTAGTGGCCGTGAAGCCATCGTGCGCTTGTGGAAACGTTATAACTTTGAACCGCGCAACACCTTAGTCGAGGTACTAATATGAGCTATTCCCGCCGAGAACTTTACGCCATGGGTGAACCCCTTGGTGAATCTGTAACCCGTAAAGAAGGTGGCCGCATTATTTATGGCGGCGGTGGCGGCGGTGGCCCCACACAAACAAACGTTACGCAATCTAATGTGCCTGACTGGCTGCGTCCTCAAGTTGAGAACGTGCTTATGGGTGCGGGTAGAAACTTATTCCAAACCAAAAAAGTTGACAGTGGTCAAAAAGACGAAGCTGGTAACATCATTTACAACGAGGACATCACAGGTACTAAACCGTTTGTCCCTTACAGCAGTGACCCGTCTAAATACGTAGCGGGCTTTAGTCCTCTGCAACAGCAGGTTCAGTACAACGCGGCCAACTTGATGATGCCCGGCCAGTTTAATCAAGCTACTGGTTACGCTAACGCCGCCGCCCAAGGTGGTTTAGGTACTGCCAATCAAGCCGCAGGTTATGGCAATGCTGGATTCCAGTCCGGCCAAATGGGTCAGGCTCTTGGTATGCAAGCGGCGCAACAAGCGGCGCAACGTGCCGCCATGGGTGAACAAGCGGCTTATGGCTACGGCAACATGGGTGTTCAAGCTGGTCTGCAAGGTCAACAGTCTGGTCTGTTAGGGCAACAAATTGGCACACAAGGTGGTCAGTATTATGGCGGTATGGGCGCAGGTTACGGCCAGCAAGCTGCTCAGTTAGCAAACACTGCTTTAGGTTATGGCCAAAATGCTTCTACTATTGGCAATATGGCACTTGATGCCCAAAACACTGGCCGAGGTATCACTGCGCAATCACAAGATTTAGCACGTCAACAAGCCGCCGCAGGGCAACAATATGCCGCGCAAATGACCGATCCTTATGCGGTTCAGCGATACATGAATCCCTATCAGTCTGCTGTGACTGATGTTCAAATACAGGGTGCGCAACGTCAAGCGGATATTGCCGCTCAAGGCCGTAAAGCCGCCGCCGCTCGTGCAGGTGCGTTTGGTGGTGCCCGTCAGGCTATTGAGAATGCTGAAGCTAACCGTGCTTTGGCTTCACAGATGGATGCCATCCGCGCTCAAGGTCAACAAGCCGCTTATGAAAAAGCGGTTCAAGCTATGCAGTATGGCTCCAATCTTGGTCTTCAAGGTTTGAGTGGTGCGCAATCTGGTCTAGGTACTGCCTTGCAAGGTGGTCAACTTGGCCTGTCTGGTATTGGTCAAGCATTACAAGGACAACAAGGTGCTCTGTCTGGTGTAGGTCAGGCTGGTTCTATGTATGGTCTGGGTATGCAAGGCGCAGGTGTTGGCTTACAAGGTATTAATGCTCAACTGGCGGGTACTGGCCAAGGTATCCAAGGTTCTCAAGCCGCCATGCAAGGTGCCGGTGTTGGCTTATCTGGTGTGGATCGTGCTTTGGCTTCTGGTCAACTTGCTTTGTCAGGCGCAGATCGTGGTCTTGCAGGCACTGCCCAAGGTATGCAGGGTGCTCAAGTGGGCCTCCAAGGTGTTACAGGACAACAAGCTGGTTATGGGTTAGCCAATCAGGCTGCCGGGACTCTTGGTCAACTTGGCACACAGCAACTTGCTGCACAGACAGGTATTCTTGGTTTGCAAAATCAAATTGGCGGGCAGCAACAAGGTCAGCAACAGCAGATCATCAACCAAGCGATCCAGAACTACGCGCAAGCGCAAGAAGCGCCTATGACTGCGTTCAATCAGTACAACGCTTTGTTGCGTGGTTATGCCGTTCCCGGTACAACTACAACTCAGTATCAAGCACAGCCTACACTTGGTAATCAGATTGCAGGTTTTGGTACAGCCGGTGTTAGTGCCTTGGCATTGAACAACGCTTTGACTCCACGATAAGGTTAAATTATGAGCCTCAATAGCCTACAAGATGACATGTCACGCCGCGCCGCTTCTATGGCGGCAATGGCTAAAGGTGCCAGAAACCCAGAACAGATTCAAGCTATACAGAAAAGTCTTATTGCGGGTGTTCAGAGCGGTGCAATTAAGTCGTATGTGGGTATTCCCCTCATTCAAGAACTTACCAACAAGTTGTTAGAAGTTAAAGCCAAGATGGCGCAAGCTGTTACTGGTGCTGGGATGCAACAACCACAACAGGGTGGTGCTCCGATTGCTCAACAAGTTATGGCGCAAGCCGCTCAAGCGGATCAGTCTCAAGGTGTTGAAGCTCTGCAATCTAACCTGCCACAGTCCTATGCCGGTGGCGGCATCATTGCGTTTGAAGATGGTGGCAAGGTTGAGCGTTATCAGAACACTGGGTTCACAGGCATGAGTGAAAGCGACAGAAAACGCGCTAAAGAAATACTTGATGCCATGGAGAAAAGTGGTGAAAAACTTCAGCAATCTTATGATGTGTTTAAACCTAAAGAAACAACCCCAGCAGGTCGTTACTTTAGTGGCCTAGGACAAAATTTTACTGAGGCTAATGAAATGGCCAAACTACGCAACAAACTGCAAATGCAGTATGGCCCTGCGTCCGCTGTGCCCGGTTTGTTCATGCGACAAACTGATGAAGAACGCCTAGCGGCTAAAGCCGTTGCGTCCGCGCTACCAAACTTATCTTTTCCGCAGTTACAACAACTTGCGGCAGAAGGGCCATCTGCACTCGCTAGTTTTGCCGCGCCTACTCAAGCTGTAGCTCCAACCCCCACACCTGCGGCTCCCGGTGCTCCCGGTGCTCAAACACAACCACCTCCTCCCGCTCCCCCTGCGGCTTCTGCTGATATTGGTTTTAAGATGCCTGCTATGCAGACATACACGCCAACTATTGCGACTCTGCCAGTACGTACGGCTCCTGTATTAACCGACCTTGATGCAATTACCAAAAAATTACCAGCAGAAACAAAAACGGCAGTAGAAGCTAAAGTTACAGAAGTGCAAAATAAACTGGAAGATATGGACAGACCCGGGTTTGAAGCTCGTGAAGAACGTCTTGGCAAACGAGAAACTGGCCTTGAAAGAGAAAGTGCAATTGGCCGCGCCTTGACCGGTATCAAAACAGGTCTGCGTATTGCCGGTAGTAAAGAACGCACCCTTGCAGGTGCTCTGGGTAACGAAGGCAGTCAAGGTATTGAAGACCTCATTCGTGGTGAAGCCGCAAATCGTGCCGCTAAAGATAAGTTAGAAGATTATCGTGACAACCTTGAGCAACAGAAAGTTGCGTCTAAGAAAGGCAACTACCAAGCCGCTCAAGCGGCTGGAGAACGTGCCGCTGATAACTTGTATAAGTACACTAGCTTAAATTTGAACGCCGCTTCTGCCGGTAATAGCCAAGCCTTACAACGTCAACAAATTGAACAGACTGGTGATATTGGTAAAGCTGGTGTACTTAACCAAGGTGAGCAGTTAAAACTGTCTGCAATTGACCAACAGAACCGTAACGCACTGGGTATTGCACAACTACAACAGCAAGGGTCAATCTCTAAAGCAACTCTTGCCGCACAAGAAAAACGTTATGCCTCTTTGGATGACGCAAATAAAGCGCGTATTATGCAAGCAACTGCAAAAGGTCTTAATGACTTTATGCAAAATGAAGGTGCCACCCTCAGAGCGCAACTTGCCAAAGACTATGGCCCTAATTTCCTGACTGCTAAAGACTTGCGTAGCCAACAAGCCGCAGATATATTTAATAAACGTAAACAAGCCTATCTAGCAGATATCAGGGGCCAAGCAATAGATGCTTTAAGCGCACGTCCATCCGGCGAATATTAAAATAGGTAAGTAAGTATGATTATCGACCTGCCTAAACTTGGCCCTGTTAAATTTAGTGATGAGTTAACACCCGAACAGTTACAGGCTGAATTGGGTAGGCTTGAAAAGAAGTACGATTTTAGAATGCCAAAGCCTGATGTAGGGATTGGCACCCTCCTCAAGCGCGGCTTCATGCGTGGTTTGGGGGAAACAGGTATCGCTTTAGGGGACACGCTCCCCGCTATGGGCGCATCTGCGCTTGGCTTTGATGAGTACGCCCAACGTCAACTGGGAGAGGCGCAAGAATCCCGTGCCGCATTAGAAACCAAGTACCCTACGCAGTTCAGGTCATACACTGAAATTGGTAGCCCATACGAAGCCTTGCAGTACGGCGCAGAAACTTTGGGTGAACTTGGCCCAACAGCTTTAACTGCGTTAGTCCCCGGTATAGGTGCCGGTGCTGTGGGTAGTAGGATTGCCGCTCGTGGTGCTATGGGTGCCGCTTTGGAAGCTGGCCCGCTATCCCGTGTAGGACTTGCCGCCGCAGAGACTGCCGCTAAAAAAGCGGGTGAGGTCGCAGGTAAACGTGCGATGTATGGTGGTGTGTACCTTGGTTCGTTTGCACAGAACGCACCTGAAGTGTTCGAAAGCATCTACCAAGAAACTGACAAGATGGAGCCGGGTATTGCTGCTTTGTTTGGTGGTCTATCTTCCGTCTTAGACGCTATTGTCCCCGGCAAATTGTTGGGTGAACTTGGTGGTTACGGCAAGATGAAGGTCATTGAAAAGATGGCCAAAGATTCTGGTGCCGCACCAAAAGTGTGGAAGTACATTGGCAAAGAAGCCGCTAAAACCGCAGGTACTGAAGGTTTGACTGAGGCAGCGCAAGAGTCTATCAATGCCGCCGCAGAACAAGTTGCAGGTAGTACTAAAGACATGTTTGGCCCAGAGAACATTCAGCGGTTCAAAGAATCGTTTGTTAAAGGTGCAATCGGTGGTGGTGCGTTTGGTACTGTCGGTGGCGCAAGCCAAGGCTTGACTGCCCGCAAAGAGTTTAAAGATACCAAAGAAGCCGAAGCGGCTCTCAAAGCGCAAATGGATGCCGAAGCTAAAGCCGGTACGCTCACCCCTGAACGCCGTGCTGAATACGACATTGCACTTGAGAACGCACGTAAGCAACGTGAAGCAGACTTAACTTCTACGTTTGAGGGTCTGCCTGATTACAACCAACGTGCAGAGAACCTTAAAGCTCTTCAAGCGCGTATGGATCAAATACGGCCCGCTGAAGGTTATACGCCTGATGCAGAAACTCAAGCTGAAATTGATAAGCTACAAGCCGAGTATGATTTTGAAACTGCACTCGACCGAGCGTATGATGCTGAGAGAGCCAAAGGCAGTGCGTTTGCCAAAGTGCCACCTACTCCCGGTACTGGTGGTTTATACAGCCCCGCACTTGAACAGCAACGTGCTGATCAACAACAAGCTACACGTGACTTTGCGTTTGGCCCTGTAACTACAAACACGCCCGGGGATCCCGTTACAGTTGACACCCTGAAAAATCTTAAGGTGTCTGACCGCTCTAAGGTTGGTTTGCAGTTATTAGGTACCGATCTTGATACGGTCGATGGTCGCCGCAAGTTTATTCAGACGCTTGAGAACCCTGAGTTCATGGGCAACATCGACCCTGCCGCATACGATGATATTGTCAGCACCTTTGATCCCGAAGAAGTCAAAGCCGCTCGTGCTGAAATGCAGTCCGTAGATATCTCTCCCACCAAGCAGAAACAGCAAGAACAAACCCGCCAATTTGCATTTGGAGTACCTGATGTTACAAGACCTGACACCACCACAGGTGGAGGAAGCCCTAGCGTGGATAGCCAATCCACTGCTACAGAAAATACCACAGCCGATGAAACAACTGTCGGAGGTGGAAATGTTTCTACTGACCAGAATGCTACAGACGCTACTGGAAGAGAAGGACAGCAGTCCACTACATTAACTGAAGGAACCACAACCGATGGCACTACGACCACTCAAACCGAGCAAGCAGAAGCGCAAAGACAAGCGGCAACAACTACCACACGAGGCATCTTAGATCGCCCTGATTTATCCGCAGAACTGCCCACTATCCAACAGAAGTTGAGTGGGCTAAAGAACAAGTTAGATCAGATTGCTAAAGATGCCCGTGCCTATTTTGGCAAAGTAGTCCCCGAACTTGCGCTTGATTCGATTGCCAACGATTTGGTGTATCAGCCTACTGCTTACCGCAACTCAAAGATGACGTTGCCTAGTGAATCAAAGCCCGGAACTTTTGCGGCAACTCCCGAACCTACGTTTGGCACCAAAGAAGAAGCCGCGTTTTATTTAGGCCAAGGCGGTATCCACGCCAAGAATGCCGAAGCATGGGCACGTGCTAACTTGTCTCCTGAAGCTGTAGCATTCATGGATCAGAAGATTGCGCAATACACAAAAGAGAAAATAAACTCTAGTAAGACACGCAAGAAACAGCAGAAGCAACAAGACATTCGCAAAGGTACAGCAACGCAAGTTGCTGACGAAGCCGCTACTGCCAAAGCCGAAGGTGAGTTTGCGCCTACGCTAGAAGAACTTGAAGACGCTAAAGGTACAAAAACTTTGGCTGGCAAACGTAAGAAAGAACTACAACGTCTTGCACGGCAGTTGGCTGAAGAAGATCCTTACAGTGATTTAGATGATATTGCCGACACCGATATAACTGGCTTTGAGGCTGATGCAGACCTTGCCGCATTACATACACAGGCTCACCCGGTGGTGCTCCAACAGCTTGCTAACAATAACTTGGTAGGCGCTTTACAGGCGCTGGCGGATAGCGGTTCATCTAAGACAGCAGAACTTTTTGCACAGAACTTATCCAAACTGGTTGGTAATGTGAACCTAGTATATGGCGCTAAGAAGTCCATGTACGATCCAAAGACCAACACAGTCTATCTGCGTGACGGTGCTACTGAGTACGAGATTTTGCATGAGTCCTCACATGCAACCATGTCCCACACTTTGGACAACCCGTCACACCCCGTTACCCGTCAGGTCACAACCCTCTTCAATCAAATGAAGAAAGGCACTGAAGGAACTTATGGTGCGCAAGATATACAAGAGTTCGCTGCGGAAGCGTGGAGTAATGATGGGTTTCGCAATCACTTAAAGCAGTTCAAGCCCACTGGCGAGAAGCTCACTGGTTGGGAGCGTTTAGTTAATTCTGTACGTCAGATGCTCCGCTTGCCCCCTAAGACCGAGACTGCGTTGGATGCGATTGACCGCATGCTGAACGACATCATCAGCCCTCCCCCTGCCGAGCGCATGGGTGAAACTATGTATGCACAATCCCTGCATAACCCTAATGTTGTGCAAGAGATGTTCACAAAGATGGGCGACACTATCCGCAAGCAACCTCTTATGAACAAAGAAGGTGCTGTTGGGTTTTGGAAGGGTGCGGAGAAGATTGGCACAGTTGGCCGTCAGTTGATGTACAAGGCGTTGAACTTGTCTGCCTTGGGTGAAATCTCTAAGAACTATTTGGGTGAGACAGGTGCTCGTTTTGCCAATACGGTAGAAGAGATGGCGGGCTATCAAGAGAAACTGCTTGAAGCCATGTCCCCCCTGCACAAGCGGTTGACTGAATTTAGGCAAACCCCTGAGTATCAGGCATGGTCTAC